CTCCTCCTTGTGAATCACTTCTACATTCGAGACATCAGGAATGACATCAACATCGCAATCAATCTGAAATCCCCGCAAGAATCGGTCGTCATCAAACACCAATGGGAAATCAGATAAACGCAATAGACGTCTCTCTCTAGTGTGATAGGTACAGGCGAACACCAAATCGTCTATATCCTCGAAGTCAAAGTTGTACCTTCCAGAGAAATAGTCATAAGCCGATGGATCTGCCTCATCTATTGTATCAGAAGTTGTCTTCCATGGCTCATGTTCAATGAGAGCTTCCAAACCGCTCTCTCTCCCTGAATTAACTATAGTCTGCAATAAGTCACCCAAGACCGGCACATGCAATCCAATGGGTAACATAGACAGAGCTGTTCCATACAACAATCGCTTATGAAGCTTCTGGGGATGGCGACCAAGGTTCAACCCTAGTTTAGCCATAATACGGAAAGGTTTCAAACCCCACTTCCATCCACCCCGTCTGATTGGGTAGAACATCCCAGAGCAATAACCTAATTGAGAGATGTGATGAATTCTCTTTACCTTGGCTTTCATCCCAAACTTGGCATACATAGCCACTATGTCATCTACGGACATATCGGAATTAGTGCCAAAGAAATTATCATCTCCTTTTGCAACTGCCAATATATTGGCCCCAAAAATGAAAAAGAGGATAATCAGGTTAATAAGCGAATTAAAACAAGACGTCCACATGTCTCCTGAACGACGACCATGTGTAGTCTTGTATTTGACTCCGTGTTTACCAACCCCTTCTACCTTACACCAGTGTTTCTTGATTTCTGCCCATCTTTCCAATTTGGAAGGAATGCAGTTTTCGATGAACCAAATTTCGAACTTAAGCCACTGGGGAACTAGGCTACCGTCCCAATTAGATACGTCAACCTCATACACGTACTTGTAATTTGCGAACATCTTCATGGCAATCTCACCCAACTCATTGGCATCCAAGCCACTATCGTAGATGAAATTGCTTCTGGCTGGCGAGAGGCATTTTCCCAACCACTTAGAAACACTGTAGAAAAAGGGGCCGACGATATTCTGGTATGCCAGCTGTCGTCCTTGGATAATCCTAGGCTTGAAGTCAGTCCAGTTCTTGCCTAAATAGGCCTCCAACTTGACAAAGATATCCACAACATGATATCCAAAAATCTCCACAGCCGAGGGCTCATCACGT